ACATCTACCCTAAGCACGGACCTGGGGCGGTCTCAACTAGAGAACGCCTTCAAGAGAAGTACTTATGGAAAAATGTCTCGGCGAAGATCACAGACGTGTATCCTTTTGATGAATATTTTTGTTCATCACTGGGGCATGTTTGTGATACCTTTGATAGTTTTAAAACTATCACAGACACTGTCAATAGCGCCAGAGTTATTCTGGTACCTAAAGACAGCCGCGGGCCCCGTTTAATCTCGTGCGAACCCGTTGATTATCAATGGATTCAGCAAGGGTTAGGTGGGGCCATCGTGGACCTTGTGGAGTCGCATCCCCTAACGAGGGATAATGTGCGCTTCACTGATCAGTCACCGAACCGGTTTGCCGCCCTAATGGGTAGCAAGACGGGCAGGTACGCGACCCTGGACCTTAATGAGGCCTCAGATCGCGTTTCGACTGCGTTAGTTCGCCTGCTGTTTCCAGACACGGTATTACCGTATTTGGAAGCGTGTAGGACTTCATCGACAGTACTCCCCGATGGACGAGTACTAGAGCTCAGAAAGTTCGCGCCGATGGGAAGTTGTTTATGCTTCCCAATCTTAGCGTTAACCGTATGGGCTATACTCGCTGCGGGGGTCGACGACACAGATACTCGCGAGAGTATTTATGTGTACGGAGATGATGTGATTGTTCCGACGCATTACGCGCCGTACGCAATCAAACGGCTCGAGGCTGTTGGCCTAAGGGTCAACAGAGACAAGAGCTGCACCGGTGGACTCTTTAGAGAGTCGTGTGGCATGGACGCCTTCCAAGGCGTCACCGTCACTCCCGTGCGTTTACGCACGGTCTGGTCATCATCACCTAGTCCGGAGGTCTATACATCTTGGATTAGCTATGCTAATTCATTTTATGATAGACAGTATTATGGTACATACGACTATGTCGTACAGAATCTCCTGTATGTTTACAAGGAGATACCTGATGCAGGACTTGCAAGGATGCAAGTACCTGCACTTACCGTGGTTCCCGAACATGGGTTACCTAAACGGGCCCGCACCAACAAGCGCCTTCAAAAGCGCGAAGTTTATGTGTGGTCCGTTCAGAGCCCCGTAATTAAACGAGACATGCCGGGCTGGTCCATGTTACTCCGCTATTTCGCTGAATGCGGTAATGCGAGAAATCGCATTACTCGTAATCGGCGTGCGGAACATGGCGAGCTCACACCACCTCGTTATACGTTAGAACATGAACAAGTTCTTCAGAATATAGATTCTGAGGAGCCTTTTTCGGTCCGTCAGTACACGAGACGTTCCACTAGCATGCTAGTGAAGCGTTGGCTATGAG